TCACTTGTCGCCCCGGGAGTCGAGCTGCTCAAGCACAGCAATCGCTGCGGCTTTCTCCGCGACATGCCCAGCGGCAATCGCTCCCGCAAGTTCGGCGCGGGCGATGGCGGCGCTCCCGAACAGAATCCGCTTGATGATGGTGAAGCCACCAGCCGCCGTCAGGGCGACTTGCAGCGCCGTCAGCATCAGCGCCAGGGAGAATGGCGCCCCTGCAGCGAGCGCGTTTGCTACCGCTCCGGCGAGGGAGACGCCCAGCACGAGGACGGCGCCGCCCCTGTCCGTATTGAAGAACGGGATGAACCTGCCGCCGAACTTCCGCAGCAGGTAGACGAGCACCACCACCACCAGGGCGGCGAGCAGCGCGTAGTTCCGGCTCGTCACGGCATCGAGAAGAAGGCGCGCGAACTCCTCGAACTGCTCAGGGTTCGGCCCGACTACACCAGCGTCAACCATGTTGCCTCCGGGTTAGAAGCCCAGCCGCTCCAGTTCGGCCGCGAGCTTCGGGTTTGATCCACGCCACTTCGACGACTGGCGCTCGGCATCGAGGCGAGCCCACACGTCGGCGAGGGAGCTTTGTTGAACCAGGGTGCGAAGCGGCGTGAGCTGAAGCGCGCTCACGTAGCCCGGCCACTGCACATGGGGGGAGTCACCGAACCTGCCGCCCCAGACGAGGCCCGCCTTCGTGGATTCGTCACCCAGCACGCGGTAAGCCGACTCGCGCCAATCCGGTTGCACGCCAGGTCGCGGGCTCGCGTCACAGACGAAGTCGAAGGCGAGCCCGTAGTTGTGCGCGGACAAGCCTGCGGGCGATGCCTTGCCGCCCTTCCCCGCCAAGTACAGCCGACGAAGTTCCGCCTGCTCCGGCAGATCACGGAAGCCATGCGTCGCGACGTAGCGAACGCCCCGAGCCGAACAGCGCGTGATGACCTCCATGGATACCGCCACGAACGGCAGGAAGACGCGGTCAAGGACGACCCGCTCGAAGTTCGCCTGGGTCATCACGAGCCCCGCCCGCCCGACTGGGGCATGCGAAGCAGCTCCAACTCGACAACCTGCTGAATCTGAGCCGGAAGCCCTCGGGTGAACTCGTCTCGCCACCGACGCAGCGCGCCCAGCTCTACGGCCATCGCGTTGATGCGCTCGTCTTGCCGCGCGACCTTCTCAACGAGGGCCCGAATCTCCCCGACCAGGGACTTCGCGGCCCAGGTGAGGACGCCGACGCCGGCCGTTCCAAGCAGGGAGCCGACTACGAGCTGCACGGACTGAGTCTCTTCTGCGGTCACAGCGCCACCGGGTCAAAAGGGTGCCCCCGGTAAATGCGTGCGACTTTTGGAAGTGGCCCACGCCTCCGGAGAGACAAGCCAGCACAGGAGAAATTCGGTATTCTCCTAACATGCCATTGCCACCGATTTTCGAGCTCATTGTGATTGCCGCCCCCTCCGCAGCAGGAGGAGTAACTTGGCTAGACTGGGCCAAGCTCGGGATACCAGCCATTGTTCCCGGCCTTATTTCCGCAGTTGTAGTCGGCGGGTTCTCGTTCCTCTTCAACAAGAGGCTGGAACGACAAAGGAGAACTCATAATGAGGAAATTCTGCGACTCGGCGCCGAATTCAACAAATCGCTCCAAGAGAAGCTGGAAGCCGACCGGTCGCAACGTGCCGAATCGCTGGAACGCCAGAAGAGCACCTATAGCGAGGGCCTCTTGCGACTCGGCACCGAACTCAACAGGTCGCTCCAAGAGAAGCTTGAAACCGACCGTTCACAACGCACCGAGTCCCTTGAGCACCTTAAGCGTGACCTTCAAGACACGCTAGCAAGCAGGGCCCGAAGGGCGGACTACCTAAAGTCACAAATAAACCAGCTCTATGGTCCGTTCGTATTCTTACTTGAATACAGCCATACACACATCGACTCGGCTCGAATGGTCGATAATGCGGCCGGGAACCTGACAAAAATAGGCGGAGATCGCGGAATTTCGCGATTCCTGAACAAAGAAGAGATCGAAGAATACATTAAGACATTAAATCGATACTTCGAACTAGCATCGGAATGCACTGGCGAGGCCGTTAAAATTCTACGCTCAAATTGGGGCTGGCTCGACGAAGACGACCGAACTGATGTTCTCAAGTTCGCTCAAGACACCAGCCGCCACGAGGTCGAGTTTCAAGAGCAAGGAAAACGAAGGCTCTCAGTCGACCTATACAGCCACCATATTCTCACAGATGCAGCACTGAGCGCCCCCAGGATTTTACCCTTAGACTTCATTAGACGCATGAGCAGTAAGCTCTACAATAAACAGCGCGAACTCTCAGGACTCACGAGATAGCTAGACTACCAACCACAGGGCCAGCGCCTTCCGCCAACCGACAGCTCCCAGCGCGAATGCACACAAATCAGTTCCTCCACCAGACCTTGCTAGTCTCGGGGCTTGAGATTGTGTGCGAGTAGTCCTTGCACAACGTAGGTCCTCGCGAAACGAACGGTGATCTTCATCACGTCGCCGAAGTCCCGTGGGTCGACACGCGCCACCCGTCCCGGAGCGACGCCATCAATCGTCTCCCCGGAGCGCAGTTCGTCAGTGCGAATCCAGCCGCGCTCGAACGTCCGCCAGCGATGGTCCGGTGTCACGACGAGCACTCGTCCATCCGTCATGGTGAGCGTGCAGCGCGCCGCCCGGTGCCTGCTGACGTGCGTCACCTCGAAGATGCCGCCGTCCCTCTCGTGCTCGTGCATGGTGAGCACCCGCATCCCGGGCCGGAGGTTCTCGGCGGGCACTTCCGAACCATCGCCGAGCAACACCGGCTCCCACGGCGCGACACAAGTCCCATGATTGCCCCCACCACCTCCACCGCCACCCGACGGCGTTGACGCGGGCCCCGTCACGCTCCGGACCATGTTCTCGTTGTAGTTGTACGGGGGGAAGAACCACCGCTCGGCGCTGTAGCCCCCTGCGTTGTGGATCCGCACCTTCAGGTAAAGCAGCTTGTTCGAAAGGAAGTCCCGCAGCCGATTGAACTTGTCGCCATACATGAAGGTAAAGCCTGCGCTCGTCGCGTTGCTGGCGTCGCCGTCGACCGCGCCGTTCTGATACTTGCGGTCAGCCAGCGGCACCGACGTCCCATAGAGCCACTGGGGAGCGTTGCTGTCGCTATATGCCCAGTAGAACCCCACCTCCATGAAGCGCAGCGCATCGAGGTTGTCGCTCACCGCCTGCGGCTGAAGGACTGCGTGATAGTGCGCCCAGGTGAAGTTCGCCGCGCCACCAGCCGCCCCGGCAATCGCGAAGCCCTCAAGCACCTGGATGTTGAGCCGGTCGATGTTCGGCACGCCCTCGTTGTTGCCTCGGTAGTAGATGCGGCTTCCCGTGTCGGCGAGTGCCTGAACCGAACGGAAGAAGCCATCGCTCAGGTAGTAGCGCCCCACCTGGACGTTGTTTGAGGCCACCTTGAGCGTCGTTCCGAGGTTGTCGAGCTTCGCCCCGGCCGTGGGGATGCCGCTGCCGTCTTCGGCGTAGTTGGACGTCTTCAGCGTGTTCGCCGCGAGCAAGTCGAAAGTGACCATCTTCCGCATGGAGACGGCATCGAAGTAGAGCCGTTTGCCCACGTCGGCCGCCGCCACCTGGGTTTCCCAGAAGAGCTGAACCCCCGTGCAACCGGTCGGGCACGTCCCCTTCACGGTGACACGCCGGTACGTCGTTCCAACCTGTCCCAGAAAGACGCCCGTATTCTGGCCCGCGTAGACGCCGCTTCCGTCCTCCCACAGCAGGTGAAGGGTTCCCATGCCCCCTACGGTGACGGACGACGCCTTGACGTAGACCTCGGCGAAGAACTCGTCCCCAGGGGAGCACTTGAGCCGCCCGCCAGGAACCGCTGAGCCATACCCGCCCGTCCAACTCATGCCCGGCCACGCCCCTGTGTTCGCCAGCTCCACCCGGCGCACCCAACGGCCCACCCGGGCATTAACGGGGTCCTCGACAAGCCTGTCGCCGTCGGGAGACTTCCCCACGGCGCGAATGCCCGCTTCGTTGTAGCCGTTCGGAATAAGGTTGTCGGTGGGCGGGTACAGCAGATGCTGGAAGCCGACCGCGGCATCGCTCAGCGACGCGCCCTCAAGCTGCTTCGGCGTGACGGCGAGCTGAGGCGACGCGTTCCCTCGATTGCCGAAACGGTCCCGGGGCACCACGCGCACGAAGTAGGTCGCCCCCGGCATCAAGTCAGACACACCGAATGCCGTCGTGTCGAACGTCCCTCGCAGGGTGGAGCTGCTCGGCGCAAAGCCGCTGGACGTCGAAACGTGCAGCTCGTACCCCGAAGCAACTGGGCCACTCGAAGCCGGGGTGAGGGACAGCGAGAAGCCATTCACGACGGCTGTCACGTTGATGTTCAGCGGGAGCAGCGGCGGGGACGTGTGCGCGGGCTCGCCCAAGCCGGGACGCGTGTCCATCTCCAGCCACATGGAGATACCGAAGGAGGGCTTCCCGCGCGTTGTCAGCGTCGTGCGTGCGTCTCCCTCCGACGAGAAGACGTGGCGAAACCCGGTGACTGCCAGGTTCTGCGCGTCCGAGTAGTGAACGCCATTGGGGAGGAACCGGTAGAGGTCGCCCAGCTCCACCGACAGGAAGAAGTCGAGGTCGATTTCCTGGTCGGCGAGCGGCTCGCACAGGTCGGACAGGGCCGCTTCCGCCATCTTCCGCGCTTCGGCTTCGCGATTGATGTTGCTCGAAGCTCCCTCGGCAATCTGCATGTAGCGCACGCCGTAAGCCGCCTGACTCGTGGCATCCTCAACGACGACGCTCTTCCTCTTAGGATGCCCCGTGACGTCCCGGTCGCTCGCGTCCGAGAAGATGACTTCCACCTTGTTGCGGACGTCCGTCCTGTTGACCACGAGCTTCGCGACGTCGCGGTAGTCGTCCGGGCCGAAGGTCCACGCGAGCGGCGGATTCATGCGGTTGGGCTCGGTGAACATCAGGGCGAATGTCCCGCTCGACTCGCGCCAGCGATAGCGCGCCTCCCAGCCAATCTGTTGAGCCAGGTCGCGAACTGCGTCGAGGACGCTGGCCTTCTTCTGGGCGAACTCGTGGAGCATCCACCCAGGAGACACCGGGACATGAAGCAACGCATCCGCCCCGTTGTCCGTCAGGATGGCCTGCATCACCGCTTCGACAGCAACACCTTGCGCGTCGTCACCGTAGGTGCGCTCAACTTCAATGAATGTGTCCTGGAGTCGGCCGCCCAAGTCACGCCCACGAAAGACGAGCTGCTCACCCGCGAAGTCGACTTCGTCGATGTCGCCATGAAACAGCGTGTGCCACTCACTCTCGCCGGGCGACATGCTGATGGGCGAAACCGCAGCTTCGACGATGAACTCTCTTCCCGGCCGGATGAGCTGCCCGTTTGTGGCATTCAGCTTCGAGTCGGCCCGGAGCGGGGCCACGCTGAAGAGTTCAATCTGCCGCTTGAGCGTCACCGTTGCGGCCGAAACGGGCTGGTCAACGTCCTCGTCCACCTCGACGGCGTCGAGAAAGTCGCGGCCCTCAAGCTGGCTCAGATTCCGCCACGTCCCCGCGTCGTCGAGCACCTTCACCCGAACATGGGAAGCGTGTCCGGCCGGGCTCGTGAGCGCCGCCAATCCCTGAGACGACATGCTGCGCATGGTTTCCTAAACCTCTCGCAAGGTGAATTCGAGCCGCTCGCCGATGACGCGCGCCCCGTGATGGATGAATTCGACAAACTCGCCGTCCCGCACTTCGCCAAGCACCTTCGTCTCACCGACGCGGAAGGCCCCGCCCGCCGTCAGGTACGGCAACGCGCTCCAGGCGCGAGCCGAGTGCCACGCGGCCACCTCCGGGACCCACGAGTCCGGAGCCATGAACGGCAGGCCGACAACGTCGTCGAAGCGCCGCAGGTTGGCAGCCCCAGTCAAAGACAGTGAGCCACTGGAGACGCTCAGCCCGCCCGCGCTCGCCGCAGCCGTCCCCTGCATCCAGCGCGCCCCATCGCTCCGGTTGATGACCTGGAGCCAGACGCCTCCCGTGGCATCGAAGAGATGGTGCAGCGTCGTCCAGCGGGGCCCGAGCTGCATCGCCCAGGAGCAAGACACGCCCAGGGGCAGTTCGAAGCCGCCACCGAAGCGCGCACCTTGAAAGAGGCTCCCCGTCGCAATCGATGGGGCAAGGCCCCGACTCGTGAAGGTGTCGCCGTCGAAAGCGAGTGCATGACCGTCCCCGGCAATCAGCCCACGGAAGGCCAACGCATCGACGGACGACAGAGGACCCGTCTTGAACTCCCACTCTTGGCGCGTCGCGCGGCGCCCAAGCCGGTAGACGCCGCTGAATGAGCGCGAGTCGACGCCGATGCTCACCTGCCTGCGCCGTCCCTCGACAACGGGCACGGTGATGCCATTCAAGCTCAGGAAGGGCATCTCAATATCTCCCATTCAGCCACTCGCCATTGCCGCGACGTCGGCCCGCTTCGCGCTTCATTTTGATATAAACTTGTCGCGCTGTCTCGGCGGGGTCATGCGCGGCCTGAATCACAATCTGCCCAACGCTGACGTTGCCGCCGCTCACCGGGACAGCCGGGCTCGACGTGACGGGCGATGCACCATGCCGCCTCTGCGGCTGGCCAGAAACCGGGTCCTGTGCGTTGAACCGCGCAAGCGCCACCTTGAAGCCGGAGGGAACGTTGCTCAGCGCCTCGGTTGCCTTCTTCGTGGCGTTGGCATTCTCCCACTGAGCGACAGCGGCGGCAGAGTTCGCAGCGGCAGACTCGTAAGTCGTATCTCGCAGCGTGTTCAACGCCCCGTCGACCTGGTCCATGGGGACTTTCATGCTGTCGAGGCCCCGCGCCATCTTCTCGAAGGCGCCACCGACAACCGGAATCTTGCTGAGCGCGCGGAAGACACCAGCAATGAAACCGATGATGCCGTTCCACACCGTACCTACGCCCTTCACGACGTAGAGAATCCCCATCGCCACGATGCGCACGACGGCGAAGAACGCCTTCATGATGGGGCCCGCGAGCAGCGCCAGCGGCTGAGTCAGCGCGACGAGAATCTGTCCCAACACGCTGATGAGCGGGGCGAGTCCCTGGAAGAGCGTGCCAAGCACCTCCAGCACCGGGGCAATCGCCTGGAGCGGCGCGAGCAGCATTTCGAGCACCGGAACAATTGCGTCGAGCAGCGGCGCCACCATGTTGAAGGCGGACGCGAGGAGCGGCAGCACGGGGGCCAGCACGCGGCCGATGGCATCGGCAACGAACTGGATGAAGCCCGCCGTCATCTGAATCAACGTGGCGAACGTCGAGCTTTGCGCGAGCAGTTCGGCGACAACGGCGATGACGCCGCCCCACACGCCCCCCACGAGCATCCCTTGCTCGAAGCGCTCGAACAGCTCGTAGAGCCCGCCCAGGGCCTGCGTGAAGCGGCTCGTGAGGGAGCGCTTCGCTTCGTCGACAGCGCGAGCCAGCGCGTCCGCGAGTTCCTTCGCCTTCTTCCGGGCGACCTGTTCGATGACTGCCGCGACGTTGCCGACGCTCGTCAGGAACTCCTTCGCGTTGAAGTTCCCAATCTGGACGCGGCCCGCTTCGATTTCCGGCCCAGCGGATGGCGTGCGCAGCTTGCCCTTCGGCCCGCCGAGCATGTCGTCGAAGACGCCGCCGAACTTCTCACGGAGAAACGCCGCAGCGTCACCGCCGAGCAGCTTCACGCCATCGAAGGCGTAGCCCGCGCCATAGGAGACGTCCGCCCAAACGGAAGAGAAGCCGTCCTTCAACTTGCCGAGTGCGCCGTCGGCGAAGCCCTTCAGCCCGCCGAGCAGCGCGTCGCCGTTCAGGTCCTTCAACCCCTCAAGCGAGGCTGCGACGCCGTCGAGGTTGAGCGCGCGCGCCAGAGGCGCCGCCATGCGTGCCAGGTTGCGCACCACGAAGGCGAACGCTTCGAGCTGCCCGCGTGCCCACGTCCCGACAATGGCCCCAAGCCCCGTGAAGAGTTCCCGGAAGAAGGCCACCGCGCGACCAGCAACTTCGGTGACGCCCCGCCAAGCCGACACGAACGCATCGCGCATGCCGGTGCTCGCGTCGTTCCACGCCTTGTAAAGCGTGCCCGCCAGAAGCACGACGCCTGCAACGGCGAGCGCGACAGCGGCCAGAGGCGCCGCCACCACGAGGATGCGCGCGGCGGCATTGCGGAAGGCCGCAGCAAAGCTCGCGTCGACCTGCTCAGCCCCCTTCGCTACTTTCTTCAGGTTGCCTTCAACAACGGGCGTCTCCCCACGGACGAAGCCGGAGAAGCGCACGACGGCCTTTCCCGCACCGTCCAGCGCAGGGACGACCACCGTGTTCACAATTTCGGCCGTACTCTTGACGACGCCAGCGGCCTTCCCCAGCGCGCCACCCGCGAGCGCCGCCGCAGTCCCCCATACCAGCATCGTTCCGACGGACTGCTTCACCGACGGCTCTAGCCGCTGGAACCAGCCGAGCGCGTGTTCGAGGACTTCGGAGAGTCTCTCAATGTGCGGAAGGATGGCTTCGCCGATTTCAGCGAAGACGTTGGTGAAGATGAGCTTGATTCTGTCGAGCCGCTCGGTGACGCCGCTGTCGAAAACGGCCACGGCGGCAAGCGCGCTATACAGGCCCACGCTGAACAGCGCGCCGATTCCGCCAATCTTCTTCCCGAGCTTCTCGACTTTGTCGGCCGTCTGCGCAACGTCCGCGACGACGCGCCGCATGGACTTGGAGAACTCGCCGACGGCGGCCGTGACGACGACATACAAGTCGCCAACTTTCAGACCGCCGCCAGCCATGACGAATCACCTCTTTCGCAAACGCCGAATGGATTGCTGGCCCGGCTGTGACGCGCCTGGAGCCGGCTGGTTGGAAGAGCGCCTTTCGAGTTCGTCAGCCTCTCTTCGCGCATAGGCGACGAGCCCGACGACATCCTCGTAAGGCATTTCACGGACAGCGTCGGGCGGCAGCTTCAGGAGAGAGGCAACCCCGTAGAGCAGGCTCGCTTCGGGGTCGCTGTCTATTTTCCCCGCATCTTCTCTTCGCTGACGTTGAAGACGTCCGTCAGGTCCGTCGCGAGGTCTTCAAGCCACGACTCGTCGAGCAGCTCGTCGATGTCGTTGACGGAGAACATCGGGCGGCCCGTCTCCGCGTCGTGAAGCACGCAGACGGCGATGCGCCCCAGCATCCGCGCTCCGGCCCTGTCTCCCGTCGGCTCGTTCTTCTCCGTCATCTCCCCGGCCTCGCGGGCCTGCTCAATGAGCCGCAGCCGGTCGCCCATCGTCGGCTTGATGATGTTCACCTTGACGCCGTCCACCTCCACCGACTTCAGGACGCGACGATTCTTCGCAAGCAGCTTGTGCTTGTTCGACATGGACTCTCCTTCAGGTGTGAAACGAGACTGCTCAGGGCGAGCCGTAGCCCCAGGCGAAAGCGGCGCCGTCCTCGGATTGGAAGGCGAAGCCGAAGAACTTCATGGTGTGCTCGTAGAGGGCCCCGGGCGTCAGCTTGTGAGACAGCTCAGGCACCTTCACCCACGCGCGGAAGACTTGGGCCCCGGATGCCTTGCCAACTTCGATGAGCAGCGGAGTCCCTTCGGCCAGTGCTTCAACCTCGAGCTCCGTGAGGGCCAGCCCCGTCAACTCCCCCGAGAAGTCCCGGAGCGACACCGAACGCCGCTTGTAGGCGTCCCCCATGACTTGCAGCTCGACGACGTCGTTCGTCACCGTGAGGGAGATGGAGCGCACCAGGGCGAGCGGATGGACGGGCAACGCGGAGCCCGAGACGCGCACGAGGGCCGACGGGCCGGGAGCGGTGGCGAGGTGGACGTCGCCGAAGAGCGGGTCGACGTAGGCGTCAGCAGGTGTCCAGGCGTCGGCATCGCCGCTGGGGGAAACCTCGACGAACACGGGCGCTCCCGGATTGAGTCGGCGCAGCTCGGGGTCCGCGATTCGAAACTCGGTCCCCGTGAAGTCGGGCGCGGGCACGGCTTCAGCTTCGAGGAACTCGGCAGGCTCTCCCGCGATAGACAGCGAGCCGACATGCGCAGCGATGGCGGCCATCAGACGGCCACCGGGGCGCCATTGCCCAAGAGCTTGCAGGTGAACTCCACGACGCCACCCGGGGTCAGCTTCTCGTCGTAGCTGTTGACGACCATGGGAATTCGCTTGCCCTTGGAGCCGGCCGATGCGCTGGGGTCGAAAATGAACGTCACGTAGACGGTGCTCCCGTCATCGCGCGCGTCACGCAGCACGGACTGCGGCGCGTCGCCTTCCATGAAGTGTCCCGACAGGTCCGCGCTGGTGTCCTTCAGCGTCTGGACGCGGGACTTGTAACCCGAGCCTCCGAGGTAATTCGTCTCGACGAAGTCGCCCGTCTCGCTAAGAGACGCATCCGTCAGGCCGTCGACGCGGTCAGCCGCCTGCGTGGCATTCGCGTCTGAGCGCACCGAAACACTGTCGAGGTGAGCAGCAACAGGGGTGGACATGCGAGTACCTACCGGCTCGGGAAGAGCCGCGAGAGGGTTGAAAGAATCTGGGCGGCAACCTGTTTGCGGAACTTCGCGCGCCCCCGACGGGCGGGTTTGCGCAGGAAGTGGACCGGCGTGGCGAACCGTTGCTCCCCCCAGTGAAACCCTTCGTGAATGGGGCCCGCAGCGTCGTGGGCATACCCAGCCGTTGCGCTGACGCTCGCCTTCGCGTCGTTCAGCTCCGGGCCGTCGACAAACCCGGACGTGCTCAGCGGCGGCTTGCCGTCCGTGTCCCGAGCGCCCACAGGCACCAGGGCGCGACTCGCCTGAAGCACCGTCGACGCGTGTTCGCGAGTCAAAGGCGCCAGGTCGGCGAGTACGGGCCGCTCCACCTTCCGCAGCTTGTCGAGCAGCCTGAAATCAAGAGCAACTTTGAGTGGCATTGCCCCCGGTAAATGCGTGCGCTTTCTCGCCGTGGCTCACGCGCCCAGGTCGATGAAGGAGGCATCCACGGTGAAGGTCCACCAATGCCGGTCGCTCCCGTCAGTGCCGACGTAGTTGGGGCTGCCTTCGTCCACCTCAATCAGCACGTAGCCCGCGGCATTCACGAGATGCAGCACGTCGAGGGCCGCGAGCGCGAGCGCCTGTCCCTCCCGGAAGCTCTCACGCGCCGAGCGCACGCGGACCTGACTGGTAACGGTTCGGTACGTCTTGCGGCCCCCGCCGATGAAGCTCTGCGGCGGCTCCCCTCCGGTTTGCAACACGAAGCACGCGACGTCCGGCACCGTGGCGTCGTCGTCTTCGAGCGTCGGGCCGAGAAACAGGTTGGCCCCGGCGCTCAGCCCGAGGCCCCCAGAGGCGAGAATCGTCGCGAGGTCGGCAGCCGTGTCGCGGGCCATTAGAGCCAAACCTTCCGGTAGCGCAGGACGCCCGCCCCGTCGACGTGCTCGTCAAGGGCGGCAGGGCGGCGGGCGTGGTTGAAGTCGGTGATGTCGTCGCCCTTGAACCAAAGTCGGTGGCGCAGCGTGACGGGTGCTTCGGTGTAGACGAGGAAGGACGCGACGAACTCGGCGCCGTTGGCGTCGCGAATCAGCTTGCGACTCGGCTGGATGCGCGCGGGAGCTTCTTGGATGGGGCCCAGCAGAGGAGTCCCCCACGCGTCGCGTCCGACGACTTCGGCGTAGCGGATGAGCTGCCGAAATAGCGCGGCTGGCCCACTCATCAACTCGCCCTCCACAGGACGTGAGGCGCGACGAGCAACTCGGCGCGGGGACTGGCAAGCCGCTGGCCCGCGCTCCGCTCGCGGTAGCTCACGGACCAATCCCCGAGACTCTCGCTGGACACGTCCGCATCCCGGCCCCGGCCCCGGTAGAGCGCGCAGGCTTCGAGGATTGCGGCCTCTTCGACTTCGGCGGGCAGGGTAACGGGCCCCTGGGATGCGTCGAGGGCCACTTGCCCCGGGGTCACGTAGCCGCCCGTGTACGTCACGGCCAGCGCATCGGGGCGCCCCTGCCGCATCTCGACGGTCAGGGTGACGAGCCCGCCGACGCGCGCCGTCACGGGCCAGAGGCCAGCGAGGCGGTAGAGAAGGCCCCCCGCCGCGAGGTCCCCGGCAAGGGTGTAGGCCGTGGCGTCGAGCAGCTCGCTCCCGTCCATCACCTGGAGGACTTCGACGAGCGGCGGGCGGCGCAGGAGGACGTAGGGGCGGCCGTAGCTGTCCGGGTACTCCGTCACCGTGGCCTGCTCGAAGGCCCGGCCGCACAGTCTCGCGATTGCACTGCTGGCGGCAGTGACGCAGCGCTCGACGTGCGAGTCGGAGGGCACGCCCAGGTCGGCGGCCACGGTGGCGGCAAGGCAGAGGTCAGTCGGGCGGGCCATGGAAGGGGCTCAGGACGGCGTAGGAACGACGAAGCCGGGGCCCCCAGGGGAAAGGGAGCCCCGGCCCGGGAAATGCGTCGTGGCGCGGCGCTAGGTGGCGGGAATCTCGTCCGGCCCGCACAGGACAATCAGGCTGGACGCGCCCAGGGTGGGAGACGTGCCCCCCGTGAGGGCCACCGTCTCGACGACTCGAAGGTAGCGCTGCGCAGTGGGGAGCCGGACGTTCACCCGTGCCACCGCGTTTGCCGACGTCAGCGGCGCGATGGCGGCTTCGGGCAGGTCCGTCCATCCGTTCTGGCCGTCGGCGCTGTCTTGGAGCTTCGCGGCGAGCGACAGGGCCGTCGGCGTGCCCGTGGCGGCCCCCGTGGAAGCCGTCAGCACGCACGAGTCGAAGCTGAAGCGGTCGACAGCGGCACTGTTCCGCGTCCCCGCGCTCACAGCGGCGGGAGCAGTCCCAGGGCGAATGCCGACGAGCACGCCCGCGTCGGTGGAATTGGCGTTCATGGTGGTGCCTCTCAGGTGTAGGTGATGGAGCTGAACGCCTTCGGCTGGCGAACCTTGAAGTCGCCCTTCACGATGGCGCGAACCGTGGTCTCGTCGTACTCGGCGCGAACGTCGTGCTCGGAGAGAATCAAGTCCTCGTCGATGCCGTAGATGAACTGTCGCCAGTCCGCCGAGAAGGTGATGCGCGACACCGGCACGCGGGTCGTCATCACGAAGGGGAAGCCGCGAATCGTGCCCCTATCCAGCATCTCCTGACGGAACACCCAGACGCCGGAATTCTGGAGCTGAAGCAGCGCCGTCGCCCGCGTCGGGTGAAGGACCCACGCCGCGCTGCCCATGCGGACATGCGCCGTCAGCGGCAGCTCGACGGCCTTGTCGATGTCGGCCAAGTAGGCGGCCGACGTCGTCCCCGTCGAAGCGAAGGTGTGCGCGGCGTCGAGCTGAGCGAAGAGCCCCTTCGGCGCGGCGCCCGTCCCGTCCCCGTTGAAGCCCGCGTCGTCCAGGCCATCGGCCACCGTCGCCCGGATGTCCTCACCGACGCCCGCGTCACCCACGCCCGGCGTGCGCAGCAAGTCGTTGCTGATGTCGGTCAGCACCATGCCCTTGTGCGCCTTGAGGACAATCTTCCCGTACTTCGGCGCGCTCTTCGGCACCATCTCGCCTTCGCCGACCCACTTGAAGACGGAGGTTCCGGTTTGCTTGCCCATGTGCAGCTCGCCCTTGAACGTCTGCGTGCGCACGCCCAGCTTGAGCATCGCCGCGTCGGGCCGGAGGAATTCAATCACCTCGCCGCTCTGTTGAATCGGCACCAGCACACCGGCCGAGTCGAACTTGCTGAGCTGAACGGCCTTCTGGACGTCGGCGTTGCCGAAGCGCTTCGCGGCGTCGACCAGCTCGGCGGCTCCGGTGCGGCGTCCGGCCGCGATGACGCTCTTCGCGAAGCCGCCGAAGTTCTCCGCGCTCGCGTAGACGCCAGTCCCGCGCGGCGCGGTGCCCGGCTCAGCCCGGCCCGGGGCACTTCGAGCGGCGGCGTCCATCAGCTCGCGCGCGACCTCGGGGCCGAGCGCCTTCACCATCTGTGCGATTTGCTCGCGAGTCATTCTTTCACTCCTCGGATGTAGCCCTTGAATGCCTCGACGAAGCTCTTCGCGGCGTCGGCGGCGTTGAAACCCTTCGTCTCGTCTTCGTCTTCGTCCTCGTCGGGCTCGCTCTTCTGCTCGTCCTCGACGTCTTCCTCGTCGGTCGACTTCGATTCGTCCTCGACGTCTTCGTCGGTCGACTTCGATTCGTCCTCGACGTCTTCGTCGGTCGACTTCGCTTCGTCTTCGTCGGTCGACTTCGCTTCGGCCCGTGCGTCGAGCAGCTCGACAACGCGCGTCGCAATACGTTCAACGAGGTCGTCCGGCGCTTCGTCCAGGGACTTCGAGCGCACGGCCCGCGAGTTCCCCGGAATCGTCACGACGGAGACTTCGAGCAGTTCCTGCGCGTCGCAGTCGTAGCCGCCGCGCTCGTTCTGCCGATACTGGCCAGGGAGCATGAGGTAGCGGACGGAGACGGCATTCAGGATGCCCTTCGAAACCTTGCGTTCGACCTTCTTCGCGAACTCGTCTTCGTCGTCGAATTCGATGTCCACCATCAGGGCGTCGCCCTCGACGTAGACGCGCCCCTTCCCAATGGGCAACTGCGGCTCGGCGCCCGTCATCGCGGCGCTCGCCCCGTCGTCGTGGTTGTAGAGGACGACGCCATTCGCGTTGTAGCCGTCCACCCGCCAGCCTTTGACGTTCAGCCGGTCCGAGTAACGGTCGAAGTCGCCGTCACTCGCTTTGAACTTGAAGACGCGCCGACCGCCAATGGACTCGACGGCGCTCAACGTCGCCGCGTCCTTTCGAACGGCGCTCAGCCGCAGGGAGCGTGTAATGGGTCCAGTCATGCACCCGGTAAATGCGTGTGACTTCTGCGAATGGCTCAGCCGTCCTTCGTCGCCTCGGCATGCGCTTCCGCCGAGCTGCCTTCGACGGGCGTCGGCGTCTCGCTGGGCTCGTTGGGTTTCTGCCCCGGAAGCAGCTCCGCGAAGCCTTGCCGCTCCGGGTGAGGCTTGAAGCCCGCTTCGACTCGCCACTCGTCGAAGGTGAAGGCGCTCGGGAGCGTCCCCATCACCCGCAGCCGGTGCTCACGGTCGGCAGGCACGGGGGAGTCGTAGGAGAGAAGCACGTCGTCTTCGAAGCGGGGTGCCAGGTGCTTTTGCATCGAAGCGAGGAAGACCTCTGCACGCGGCTTCGTCGCCTGTTCGGCAAGGTGCTCCCGCGCCGCGTAGCTGGTCGCCTTGTTGCTGCTCGTGACGTCGCCCACAATCTCCGGCGGCACCCGGTACACCATCCGCACGAAGTCCATGAGGAAGCGGCGCAGGTCGACGAGCTGCATGTCGCGAAACGGAGTGTCGAGCCGAGCAAACGTCGTCCGGCCGCTCGTAATCATCACCCGGCCTGCATTGGTGGGGCCCCCATACTCCCGCGCGAGCGATTCTTTGAAGGCCCTCGCGGGCCCGGCCTGCGACTCGTTGAAGCCCTCAATCGCGATGACGGCGCCCGGAAGCATGTTGTTAAAGAAGGCGTTCTTCGTGAAGCGCGCCGCGTGCTCGTCCGTGTCGACTTCGTCGCCCAGCGAGTAGGCGATGCCGATACCGCGGCCAAGAGGGTCAGCCGGATTCAAACGCTTCACGTAGATGACGCTCGCCGCAGGCAGGAGGAACGTTCGTCCGCCAGCGGCCACCGTGTATGTGCGCTCCGACTTCGGCTTGCTCAGGTCCGGCAGCGCGAGGACGCAGTCGGGCGGCACCGGCCAAAGGCCCACGGGCACGCCCGCCAGCTCTTCGACGACGGCGAAGAACTCGCCCGTCAAGTCATAGTGCAGACAGAAGAGCTTCGAGAAGTCGCGGCCCGTCATGTAGTCGTTCGGGTCCGCCAGCAGCCGCAGCAGCGGATGGTCGGGCAGCTCCACCGCGTCCCCCGTCTCGACGAGCGACTTCAACCGCTCCCGGCGCACGTCGCCACCGGCCCGCCGCAGCGACACGTCGACCAGCGTCTTCCGCGTCGTAGGGTCCTGCCGCGTGAAGGCCCGCCACGTCACGTCCGCGAAGGCGTCGCCCACCGTGTCGACGATGGTTCCCAGCCACGGCATCTCGGCGTAGGCCGCGAGCAGCGCGGGCACCTCGCGGCGTGGCGGGGCCGAAGCCCAGCGGCTCAGCTCCAGCCCCGTTCCCTTGCGCTTGCTGCCCCCGCGAAACGCGGCGCGCATCCTGTCCAGCATCCCCATGGAGAACCTCACACCGCAAAGAACTGTTCGACGAAGACAAGGTCGTGAACGCCCCAACAGAAGGCGTCGGCCCTGTCGTCGCGACGCCCGTTAATCCCCGTGAATTTGCTGAGCTGCGCTTCGAGCTTCGGGAACGTCCCGACGAACTCGACGCGGCCCGCTTCGGCCAGGGCGGACACCGGCTCGGCGCGCTTGCTCTTCGCGCTCGTCGCCCGCACGGGCTTCACGTTGACGCTGACGCCCATCTCACCCGCGACGGTGCTGATGAGCGTTTCCACCATCTCCCCGCCCGTATTCACCTCGACGACGAGCGCGTCGCATCCCCATTCGAGATAGGCCCGAATGGCCGTCGTCGCCCACTCGCGGGGACTGGCCCGGCGCGACAGGTCCGCCAGCACCGACACGCGCTTGAGCGGAATGCCGTCGGCCCCGAAGAGCGCGCTCGACTTGCACCCCTGGACGATGATGCCCGTTTCGTCCGAGCCGGTTTCGCTCGTGGGGCTCGGGTCCACGCTGACGATGCGCCTGTCGAGCTGCTGCGCGTACTCGTGCGGATCGGCTTCGACGCGGCCCCACTTCGCCGAGCCAAAAATTGCCCCAGGCACGTCGAAGAGCAGGCGGCCGAGAACCTCTTGCTGTCCCCAGCGGGTGTTCGCCAGCGCCCGCATGTTCGCCACGGCCGACGGCGCCAGGTTCGCGAAGTTGCTCAACGAAGAGCCCGTGCGAAGCACCACGCCCGGCTTGAGTTCCTGCGTCTCCGCGTTGGCGAAGAGCAGCTCTTCAATCTTCTTCAGCGGGCGCGGCGTCCCGGTGAGCAGAAGCTGCGGCGGGTCCTCTCGCGAGCCGATGCGCAGCACCAGGGGAAGCTGGTCCACCGCTGCCATGTCGTGTTTCCAGCTCGCAGGCTCGTCGCCCCAGCCCCACCCGGCATTCGGGCCGCGCAGCCGGTCGGGCTTATCCGCCGAGTAGCAGATGGCATATACGCCGTTGGGCCACGTCACCCGGCGCTTGCTGGGCTCGTACTTGGGCGTAAACCACGGGGGCGACAGCGCCAGAATGCCGGACGCGCCGCGAATCATCGTGTCGCGCACGTCCGCCGCCGTCGGGCCGACGAGGGCCCCGACGCTCTTCGCCTGCCACGCCTTTTTGATGACCCAGCGCGCGCCGCACCACGTCTTCCCGAAGCCGCGCCCGGCCATGACGAAGCACGTCGAGAACTTGTCTGGGGGCGACTGCTCGCGACGGGCCCAGAAGTCGAGATCGTAAACGAGCAGCTCGACTTCCTTGTCGTCGAGCCCGCCGAAGAGCTTCGCGAGCTGAACGCGCGAGCCGGCCGTTTGCACCATCCGGGACGCGGGGGACTCGTGCGGCGCGAGCCCCTCGGCGAACTTCCCCCAGCCGCCTTTCGACAGGAGGCTACGCATCGCTCGCCCCCTTGTCTTCGAGCTGCTCGGACGGGGCCGCTTCGGCAGGGGCGGACGCGGGCAGCTCGTCCGGGAGGAACTTCCCCAGCCGGTCAATCAGCAGCTCGCGCAGGGCGGCAGTGTCGGCGGACTGGTCCTCGGGGCTCTTCGCCTCGACGTTGTCGCGTCGGCCGTACAGCTCCGGGAAGCGGCGGCTCAAGAGCCACTGGACGTGCTTGGGGTTCGTCGTCGCGGCGGCCTGGATCGTCTCCGTCGCCCCCTGCATGAACTCCGCTTCGGCCCGGTTCACCGCGACGAAGAACTCGCGGTAGAGCCCGCGCGGCTCGCTGGCGCCACGGTGGAACCAGCGGGAAACGGTCTGCTCGTCGACGCCCACGAGGCCCGCCGCCGCTCGACGGAAGAGTCCCGAGCGCAAGTGCTCGCAGATCTGCTGTTGAAGCTCAGGAGTGAGTTTGGTTGGTCGCGCCACACCCGGTAAATGCGTGCGGTTTCGCGAAGTTTTTCGGGGGAGCGCTCAACAAAACGCATCGACCCCACGGTTTTTCTCAGAATTTTTCGAAAGTGGGGGCGCGCCGAGCAAGCCAGGATTCCGCCGCAGACAGAAAATCCGAGCCGGGGGGCCCCTCCTAGGTCATTTCACTCCGACAGCAACCCCACTTCACAGACAGTGATTGTCATTGCGTGGCACGAATCCGCGCGTCACACGCATGCACTTCGACACACCGCGCCCGCCAGCTACGGCGCCACGTCCCATCAGACGCCTGCCGCTCGACGACGGCCAGCCTTCCTTCGCCACGCCGGAGCTTCACGCCGCACAGCTCGCAACGAGCGGCGTAGAGGTTCCTTCGGCGAGCGGCTTCCACGTCCGCGCAGGCCATGTGACGAGCACCAACCGCGCGCTCGTAGGTGATGACCTCGCTCGGTTCAATGGGCAGGGAGCACACGGCACAGAGGCCCCTTCGGTTCGAGACGACGACGGGCACGCTACATCCCCAGGTTGGCCATCAGCTCGCGCAGCTCGGCCAGCGCACGCGCGAGCATCCGGTCGACGCGACTCTTCGGCGCGCCCCATGCTTCCGCCACGGAGCGCACCGACTGCGCCGGGCGGTTGAGGCCGAAGACGCGGGACACCAGCTCTCGTCGCTCGGGAGACAACTGCCTCACGGCCTCGAACACGAGGGCTCGACGTTCCGACGACAGCAACTTTGCCTCTGGCGTCTCTTCGTCGGACTCCAGGCACGACATCTCGCGGAGTGCGGATTCCAACTCGTCGACCCACGAATCATCGACGGAAGCACCGTCCGAGAAATGAGACGGTATGTCCATGCGGTGGACTCGGACGACGTTGCCTTCGTTGCTATGGATTGAACGCGCGGTGCGACGCTTGTGCGCGCCGTCACTCAGGTGAACGTCGGTGCCGTGCATGCGCGCGTACTGTTCGCAAGCAGCCCGAGCCCGGAAGTAGGCAACCTGACCGAACGAATGGCGCCCCCTCGTGGCGTCGTACTTGGACACCGTGCGAAGCACCGCCATGGCGGCAACTTGCGCGAGGTCATCAGGCGACAACGAGCCCGCGATGGGCAAGAGGGCCCCGACGATGCGCCGGATGAGGGGCCTCACGGAGTCGAGCAACTCGGCGGACAACCGTCGCTCCAGCATGGTGTTTCCGCTCTCGCGGGCCGACAGGATGCGGGACACGAGTTCGGATTGCCGGGCCGCCCGAAGGCCATACTCACTGTGTGAAACATGCTTTTTCGTACTTCCCTTGCAACAAATGGCTGCGTGAGACATCGCCCCGACAGGAGCATGCCGCATGCCGAAAACGCTCGATTCACAGACAGTCTCAGACACGGTGATTGAACGCCTCGCCCGGAGTGGGCCACACGAAGCTGGCCCTGCGGCACCACTGCCGCTCCCCCGGTAAATGCGTGTGGATTCCGTCAGCGGCTCACGCAAACTCGAAGGGTGGCGACGAAGGCGACTCGGCATCTCCCCGAGTAGATTCGTGCGACTTCCGTGGACGGCGCAGGCATCAACGCCCCGTCATCAATCAAGCTCTCTTCCTATCCTCTCTCCTTCTTCTCTTTAGAAAAGATGGAGTAGTAGAAAGGAGGATAGGTAATAGAGAAGGCTAAGGATTTGGGGAACGCGCTCTGGTGCCCATGACGCCGGACGCCCTGCCGCGACGGCCGAGCCATTCGCGAAATCCGCACCCATTTACCAGCACGGCGCGCACCACCTGCCGCATCCGCCCGGCTGACGATTCCGTGGGCCATTCGGAAAATCCGCACCCATTTACCGGATGCCATGCACTTACCCCACACGCCTCCCGCCTCCGTCGCACGCCTCACTGAGCCATTCGCAGAATCCGCAGCCATTTACCCTGGTATGAGCCACACGCCCGACACCACGCGCCTGCGCGCCCTTCGGCTGAAGGTCGCCTTCTACGCGTCCGCCCAGGACAACATCCCCCAAGCCGCTGAGCTGCCGTGGCCCGAACTGTCAGCGAAACTCGTCACTCACCGTCGGAGTCAGTGCCCGACGTCGCCCTGTCCGCGTGGCTGCCCCGGCAAGAATGGCCCCGCATGGAGCCCGGTGGACATCGTCGAGCGGCGTCGCTCGGAGAATGTGCGCGCCGTCACGGTGGCGGTGTTCGACCTGGACCATCTCAACGCGCAACAGCTCTCGTTCCTCGATGCCGTCGAGCGCCATGGACTCGCCTTCGCCCTCCACTCGACGCACAGCAACCGCCCACCCGACGACTACTGCCTGCGGCTCGCCATGCCGCTGTCTCGGCCCGTCCTGCCCCGGGAATGGGCTTCAGTGCGCGAGGCGGCCATCCGCATGCTCAACCTTCCGGCCGACCCGGCAACGAAGGACCTGGCGCGCATCTACTACCTGCCCGACGCGCCCACGGGTGCGGAGCCATACGCGGCAAGCGCCGACGGAATACCCCTGGACGTCGACACGCTGCTCGCCATGGCACGTTCGGGCCTCCCGGCTACTCCCTCCCTCCCTGACGCCGCCCCGGCTGACCTCTACGAGCTGCGGGCCCTCTTGCGTCGCATCCGCAAGCCCGAGCACCTCGCCATCGTCCGCCGAGCCCTTGCCGGTGAGCCTCTGGCCGCCGTCGGCGAGCAGGACACGACCCTCAACACGCTGATGTCGTGCGCGGCCTTCGTCCTGCCACTGTCCACGCCCGAGGCCGTCGTCATCGAGCTGTTCCGCGCGTCCCTCGCCGCCACAGACTGGCGGGAGGGCATCGAGCACCTGTGCGAGCAGGCCGCCCTCAAGCTGCGGCGTCACCGCGAGCGCCGGAAGGCTCGTGACGCGGGACGGCTCGCGGACAACACGGCCATCTGGGAAGCCCTGGGCAGTCGCGCTCCTGAATCCGCGTCGAGCGACGGCCCGGGATTCGAGGAGGACGCTCCCGACCCCGACGCGTGGATGAAGGAACTCTTCCTCGACATCACGAAGGACACCCGACGGCAGATTCGAAACTGTGAAGCGAACGTCGCCATCGTGCTCGGCAAGTCGCCCGAGTGGCGCGGCGTCTTCCGCTTCAACGAAGTCACGAAGAAGTTGGAGGTGGATGGCGGTCCCCTTGGCCCCAACGTGGACATTGAGACGCTCGACGTCCTGGTGGCCAACTGGATTCAGCTCAGCAAGTACGGGCGACTCGGGCTGATGCCGAAGGCGCACATCGTCGCGCAGCAGCTCCTCGCCGTGGCAAAGGCCAATAGCTACGATCCGGTCGCCGAGTACCTGGGAGGACTGGTCTGGGATGGAACGCCACGGCTCGACGGGATGCTCGCGACGTACTTCGGCGCGCAGGGGGATGCTCGATACCTCCGGGCCGTCGGCGCGAAGTTCGCCATCTCGGCGGTTGCGCGTGCCCTGCGCCCCGGGTGCAAGGTCGACACGGTCATGATTCTGGAGGGGCCCCAGGGCCTACGGAAGTCGACGGCGTTCAGCATCCTGGGAGGCCGGTACTTCAGCGACGCGCCCATCGACGTCACCAGCAGGGACAGCGCCATGCTCGCCTCCCAATTCTGGCTCATCGAGTTGGCCGAGCTGAGCACGTTCAGAAAGAGCGAGGACCAGGCCCTCAAGGCGTTCATCACCAGGACGGAGGACACCTACCGGCCGCCCTACGGACGCTCCAACGTGCAGGCGCCGCGCCGCTGCGTCTTCGTCGGCACAACCAATGACGACGACTACCTGCGCGATCCCACGGGACAGAGGCGATTCTGGCCGGTGAAGTGCTCTCGCATCGACACCGACGCCCTCAAGCGCGACCGCGACCAAATCTGGGCCGAAGCCGTCGTGCGCTTCCACCAGGGCGAGGACTGGTGGCTGAGCAACGAGGAGGCGGCAGGGGCCGAGCAGCAAGCCGCGCTGCGCATGGAGAACCACGGGGACAGCCGGAAGGAAGTCATCCTGCGCTGGCTGCTCGAAATGCCCGCCGACAAGCGCCCCACGGACGTCACGCTTCTTCAGGTCGGCGTCGAGGCTTTCGCGCTCCACCCGGCCCAGGTCGACCTGCGTCTCTCCCGGGAGATCTCAGCGGCTTTGAAGGCGTTGCACTTCACCCGTGGCCAGCGTCGGAAGGACGACGGCACCCGGCCGCTCGTCTACTACGTCCCGGATGAACTTCGGACCGCTCCCACGGAGAAGCGGGGCTAGCGACGCGCGCCCTTCCAGGCCCTCGCAAGTAGCGCGTCGGCTCGTGAGCAACCTACGTCGCCATAGTGCCCACATCTAGACGATTCTGAGAACGACTCAAACACTGACAGCACTCAATCCATCAGCCTATTTAACAACCCTACGGCTTGGCTCTAATTGTAATTATTGACGGAAGCGCATGCGGCGGATACTTCCAGTCGAGCACCATGCGACCGACACACCTCAAGAATTCCCAACCCGGCGTTGCGCTAGAACCGACATCTGGGCTGGGACCAGCTTTCAGCACTGCACCAGACTGGGCAATAGCAATATCAAATAAAAGCGTGACTGAGTCGAGATCCACCGGATAAGCCTTCGAACACACCTGTATGTCGTAATTATTCATCTCCCCAGCCCGCATAAGAACCCTACTACCCTTGGACTCCTCAACGGGCCACTGGCCTGTTATGCCCTCAAGATCAACCGCCGAGATCGCAAGACCAAGTTTCGCAAGAACATCCATCCCACCTTCACAAGACACGCTCAACCTTTGCATCGGAGGGTAGAAGTCCCTCGATGCGGTCAAACCTCCCGCATGAAGGTCGTTTAGGATTTTGCATGCCTCAACCTCTCGCTTGCGTGCATGCGCATTTAATGCGCGCAGCAATTTGAACTGCACACACCCAGGACGAATTTTCCCTGCCCTCTCCGTTGTTTGCTCCGAGAGGGCGAACTGCGCATCTGCCGCCTTAGTGTCGCCAGATAGAAGGCTGCACTGACCAGCCCAGAAGTATCGCCAAGGATGCTGCGGATGCGATCCGATCAGCTTTTCGTGTAACCGCCAGCACGCTTGAGAATCCTTCTTCCAGATAGCAGCATCCGCCTCAATCTTCAGGTTGAAAATCTCATCATAAGTCAATATCAAACCACCTTCATCCCTCACATATCCACACATGTCGGAATCAACAGCCAACACCTCCTCGCGATAGCTCCTAAAAGAATCAAAAGCAAAGACAGCAACGCCGATTGCAACCAACACAGGAAGTGCACTTATGCGCAAAACCCGATTGCGCTCACGTTCCACATCAAATGCCCTGCGACGCAATCTGGCGTCTTCAGCGCTCAATGGTTTATTATGTGCGGCACCGCGCAAATAGTAGCGCTGTTTCTTGGGCGGAGGCTCGATAACCTCTACCGGATAGCCACGAGTTCCCTCCACACGTACCACGATGACGTGCCCCTGCGTAGTCTCAACGGTCCATACCTCCCATGCTTTGAGCGGAGGCGATAGGCCATCGGCCAGGGTATGCTCAATTGCTCTCTTGGTATCCACGGGATCCGGCACAGGACAAATCGCTTTGGCTCTATTCTGCCCATCGCGATCCTCGTCGACCCCAACAACCAAGAATCCAACTCCGATAGAAGCTAGTGCCGCGCAATCAACGCGAAGATCGGCTTGCCACTTATCCTTGTCGCGCCTGTTCACCTCGCGCTTGAAGTCCAGATTGTCCTCCTCCTTCCACCGCTCATTAACAATGCGCTCAATCCCTGCAGTGGTCCGAAGAAGCCTTTCCAATTTCTTAGATGGAAGCATAAACGTAGCAATGTGACGCTAATATAGAAGATGAAGGCTACTCCGCAGAATTGAGGCCAGCATACCCGGTTCGTAGCCCCCGAGTGTTGACTCTCTGCGCGGTTCCATCCTGAAGAGCTTCGTCGAGTTAGGTGTTTGCGAGGCTAGCACACGAACAGGCCATCCTAAACTCCTGAAGTTACTGATCTTCTCCAAGACTCCACTTCCTGGAAAACCCGGCAAGCAGCTCACGTCCCCGCAAGTCATCGCCGGAATGTCGGCGGCGCGCGCGTGAGTCACTCGCAAAACCCGCACGCATTTACCGTGCATGAACAACAAACTACTCACCGACCGCGCGGCGCTCTTCGTTGGAGACGCCGCGCGGGTGGGCGAGGTTCTCGCACCGGACAGCGTCGACGCCATTGTCACTGACCCACCGGCCGGAATTGGCTTCATGGGTCGCGAGTGGGACAGCGACAAGGGCGGGCGCGACGCGTGGATCGCGTGGCTCTCCAACGTGATGAGAGAAGCGCTGCGGGTGCTCAAGCCCGGGGGACATGCGCTCGTCTGGGCGCTCCCGCGAACGTCGCACTGGACGGCAACGGCACTGGAAGACGCGGGCTTCGAGGTTCGCGACGTCGTGATGCACCTGTTCGGCACGGGCTTCCCGAAGTCCCTCAACGTCAGCAAGGCACTCGACGCAGCGGCGGGCGCTCAGCGGCTCGTCATCGGCCCGGGGAAGTACGCGAATCGGGGGCGACGCTCCGATAATCAGGTCTACGACTCGGGCACTCCCTCTCACCTGGAAGTCGAGACGCTCCCGGCTACAGACGCCGCTCGCGAATGGGAGGGCTGGGGGACGGCGCTCAAGCCCGCCGCTGAGCACTGGATTCTCTGCCGGAAGCCCTTGGCGGGCACCGTCGCGGCGAACATCCAGCGCTGGCGAACGGGGGCGCTCAACGTCGCCGCGTGCCGAATCCCCCACGCGAACCCGACGGACCTCGCCGAATCGAAGGCGCGCAACCCCGGGAGGGATGACACGGTGACGAGCGCCGTCTACGGCACCGGACGCCCGCAGCAGCGAGTCGACGAATCCGGGCGCTGGCCAACGAATGTCACGCTCGACGAAACGGCGGCCGAGCTGCTCGACGCGCAGGCGATGAAGGGCGGCGCGAGCCGGTTCTTCTACATCGCCAAGCCCACCAGGGCGGAACGGGACACGGGCTGTGCCCACCTGCCGTTCCGCACGGGTGCCGAGGCGTGCGGGCGCAAGGAAGGCAGCGCGGGGATGAACTCGCCACGCGCAGGCGCGAACTCAGGAGGCGGGCGCAACCACCATCCGACGGTGAAGTCCGTTGCCTTGATGCGCTGGCTCTGCCGACTCATCACGCCCCCGGGAGGGACGGTCCTCGACCTGTTCGCGGGTAGCGGCTCGACAGGTGTCGCAGCGCTCGCCGAGGGATTCGACTTCATCGGCCTCGAGCGCGATCCGGACTACGCGGAGATTGCGCACGCCCGTCTGTGCCATGCGCTTGGGCCACTCCCGGAATCCGCACGCATTTAGGGAAGGTGACGCCTCCCGTCGACCTCCCCAAGCATGGCCCCTCGGTGATTGCCGGGGTCATCCAGCGATTGAGCGTCTCGCAGCTCAAGCGCCACAAGCTGTGCCCGCGTGCATGGTTCTTTCAGAAGGTCATGCGCATTCCCGAGCCCAGCACGGGAGCGCAGCAGGTCGGCACCGAAGGGCACGCCCAGCTTGAGCACTTCCTTTCGACGGGTGAAGACGTGCTGGGCACGTTCGCGAAGGCGGGTGCCCATCTACTGCCCACGCCCGGTCCCGACCTTCTCGTCGAGCAGCCCCTGAACGGTGAACCGCCGCTGACGGCAGGCGGCATCCCCTTCACCGGCTTCATTGACCTCGTAGACGCTCGACGACTCGCCTCTGACGGCGTCCTTCGCATCACCGACCACAAGTTCACCAGCAACGTCGCGACGAATGCCGCGAGCGCTGAGCAGTTCGCCGACGCCGACACCGAACCCGGCTTGCAGATGGTCGGCTATGGCGCGTGGGCACTCAGCCAGGTCGAGCGCTTCCCGGGGCTGCGCACGCTGGAGCTTGAACACCTCTACTACCAGACCCGGGGACAACGCCTTGCCGCGTCCGTCGTCGCAACGGTGCCCGCCGAGCACGTCGAGCGCGAGTGGCAGACAAAGGTCGAGCCCCAGGTCGAAGCGATGAAGGAGCACGCGCAAGCCGCCCGCGCTTCCGACGTGCCCGCGAACTACGGCCCCGCCTGCGGCAAGTACGGCGGATGTCCGTTCATGGCGAAGTGCCTCACAGGAGAGAACAAGACGATGTCCCTGCGCGACAAGCTGCTCAACAAGGCTTCCGAGTCCGCCCCCATTACCGTTGCCGCGGTCGAGCGCAACGCCCCGGAGCTGCCCGCCGTTCTTCCGCCGGACGCGCCCACACCTACGCCCGTGCAGACGGCTCCGGAGGTCGCCCAGGCCACTGAGCAGCCCGCGCCGAAGCGTCGCGGTCGCCCTCGCAAGGTGGCCGAGTCCGAGCAGCCCAAGGGCGAGATGCGCGTGCTCTTCGTCGACTGCATCCCGACGGCCTTCGACGGACCGAAGCCCGAGTCGCTTACGAGTTACGTCGACACCATGCATCGCAAGGTGGCCGAAGCGGGCGGCGTCGACGACGTGCGCTTCGCGGGCTCCGACTCGGCGCTCGGCTTCGGAAAGTGGCGCGGCGCGCTCGCCATGGCGGTTCGCGCCGAGCTGCCCCCGCCCGGAGCCTACCTCGCGCTCGGCGTTACCCAGTCCGAGCTGATGCAGGTGGTTGTCGAAGCGCTCGAACCTGCCTTCGACATCGTCGTTCGCGGCGTCCGCTAGGAAGACCGCCTGTCAACATTATCGAGACTAATAATGAGAACTTCATGAGGTCCACAAGCCTGTCGGCGATGAGCGAGCGCGTTCAAGAATCTAAACCGACGGTGTCCCTCTATTAGTCGAAACCTCGCATCTGGGTGTTCGCCCTTTTGATCCTTGAACCCCTCCGGCGTGCTCAAAATGAGCATGGGACAATCCCAAGTTCCACGGAGCAGCATCGTCTTTCCAATGTACCCCTCAGCGAAAACTTGGAAGTCGTGCTTCGGCTCAATTATGTCATCATTGTAAACACCTCTCAAAATCTGCTCTGTCGACCAGGTCTCTCTACGTGACCGGAGCTGTGACAGGGGCAGTCTGCGAAATGGCGAGCGGCGCCAATGCCGATGAACCCACTGCTCAAGAACCTGCGGATCCAGATGCTTGAACTCTTCCGAGTGCCGACCCCACCAAGCAGAAAAGGGCTCATCGTCCAAAGGGCCCACCTGGATTGGCTTAAGGCGTTCCTCCCACTCGGTGCCGCTTCCTAGATCAATCATCAACGAGCTCCCACTCAGGATGTACCGCAGTTAGGATTTGGGGGCTGTTCCGTTCGCGAGCGCGAAGCCGGTCGTAGCACTCGACGAATGATTCGAATGTCCTGAGCGTCTCGCCCTTCCGAAAGCGCGTCTTGGCCGCGTCCGGAATCGCCTCATAGACGCGCAGCAACTTGTCGTCCGTACCGTGCCGCCATGCCTTACCAGAGTCGGTGTTCTTGGTCATCCCGCCGATCTACCTCCTAGACTACCTGTGTCAATGAGGCTGCTACACCATAACCTACCTATTGCATCTGGTTCCGCATGTAGACCCCGCCTGTCGACTTAGACGGCCTTGTGCGCCGTAGGCCCACCTACCGAACATGAGACTTCTTCACCGGCTACACCCGGGTGCGGCGAATTCCGCTGAGCGCCCCGCCACCGCTGCGCCCACAGCTTTCGCGAAGCTCGCTGGCGACCGTTCGACTATCGCGAAGGGGCAGCCCGTGGGCTGGTCGCCAGATCTCGCCCGGGTGCTCAGCCTTCCGCGCCGCGACCTCACAAGCACATACGGCGATGCCGACTTCGTCGCGCTGGAAGCCGCGTTGCGCGCCCCCGCCGACACGCGCTGCACTTGTGGGACGCTCGGGAAGCGGTGTCCGTCCGCGTTGCTCCCCATCCAGCGCCTCGCCCTCATGGAAGCCGCGCGCACGGGTGGCGGGCTGTTTCCTATCGGCGTGGGGCACGGGAAGACGCTGGTCGACCTCTTGCTGCCGCTCGTCGTGCCCGGGTGCAAGGTGGCCGTCCTACTCCTGCCGTCCAACCTCCGCGCCCAGCTCATCGAGGTCGACTGGCACTTCTACGGCGGACATTGGCGCTTGCCGAACCTCGCTGGCGGCAGGTGGTTCCGACCTGGCTTGCCCGTCCTCCACGTCATCACCTACGAGAAGTTTTCGACCCAGGAAGGCACCGACTTACTGACGCGCATCCGGCCCGACCTCATCGTCTGCGACGAAGCGCACAAGCTGAAGGACCGGAAGAGCGCCCGCACCGGCCGGTTCCTCCGCTACCTGGAGCTGAACCCCGAAACGCGTCTCGTGGCCCAGTCGGGCACGCTGGCGACGAGGACGGTCAAGGACTACGCCCACCTCGCGGAGTACGCGCTGCGTGACGGCAGCCCGCTCCCGTTGAAGCAGCACGTCGTCGAAGAATGGGCCTCGGCGCTGGACCCCGGAACTACCGTCGCCCCTCCGGGCGCACTCCTTCAGCTCGTTGACCCGGCGCACTCACTCGCCCCGCTTGAAGGGGAGAACGAAGCCGAGCGTGAACGCCGACGCGTGCGTGACGCCTATCGACGGTGGCGCAACGCAACGCCGGGTGTCGTGGCAACGGACGAAAGTGCCGTCGGCATGCCGCTCGTCATTCGCACGCGCGACCCTGGACAGGTCCCCGACGGGTTGCTCGCCCACATTCAAACGGCACTCGGAGGACAGCGCCCCGACGGCGAAGAGTTCGTCGACGAGCTGCAACGCGTCGTCTGTGCGCGGCAGCTCGCGAGCGGCTTCTTCCACCGCTGGCGCTATCCGGACGTCCAGGGCGTTCCGCAGGACCCCGAGCTGATCGTTCGGTGGTTCGCTCGTCGGCAGGAGTTCAACCGGGAGCTGCGCGAGCGCCTCAAGCGCCCCGCCGAACACCTCGACTCCCCGGGGCTTCTCGTGCGCGCCGCGATTCGCGCCCACCAGTCCCCGCCCTACGACGGGGAACTGCCGACTTGGCGCGCGATGTCGTGGCCCTCGTGGGCTGAGATTCACAAGCGCGTCGTCCACGTCACCGAAGCCGTGTGGCTCTCCGACTTCATTGTGCGTGACGCGGCGAAGTGGGCGCTACGCAAGGGGCAGCCGGGAATCGTCTGGGTTGAGTTCCCGGAGCTTGGCCAGCGCATCGCGAAAGCGGCGGGTGTGCCCTTCTACGGCGGCGGCCCGGAAGCGTCGGCGACCATCATCCGGGAGAGTGGGAAGCGATCCATCGTCGCTTCGCTTCGTGCCCACGGAACGGGCAAAAACCTGACGATGTTCTCGCGGATGCTGTTCGTGAATCCACCGGCCGACGGCGCTGCGTGGGAACAGGCAATCGGCCGGTGCCACCGACAGGGGCAGCTCGCCGACGAAGTCGAGGTCGAGCTGTACCAGCACACCGACGAGATAGTCGGAGCCTTCCAGAAGGCCCGCGACTTCGCCCGGTTCATCGAGCAGACGGAAGGCACGCCGCAGAAGCTGAACTTCGCGAGCCACAAATGGGCTGTGCGTTAAAATGACCGCTCAAAGCGAACTCGCAAAATGGGGGTATTGAGCAGGGTTGAATGCGCTTCCCCACACACGCACGCACGCATCATTAAGGAGTCCATGATCTATTTTCGCGCGCCCCCGCCAATAGGTCTGATTATTGACTTCGATCCCCTGAAGGCAAATTAGCAACTGATCCGCAGCAATAACATCAAGATAAGGCTCAACTAGCCCACTGAACCGCTCATCGGCAACATCAAAATTCTTGCTTTTCACATACAAGTGCACTCCAACTTCAATAGCCTGCTCCCGAAATCCCTCGACTGCCGCAATGGAAACAAGACGCGAGTGCGACGCACGGCCAACATTGAGCGCTCCGGACTTTGCCCTCTCGAGAAAAACAGACACATGCCCACCAACGCTGCCGGAAATAAACCACGCAGAGATTGCCTGATTATCGTTTTGCCTAGCATACCCCTGAATGAGTACGCGCGCAGCGTCCGTCAACAATGAATACAACTGCGGGTATTCGCCCAGGAGCTCGAATATCTTTTCCATCGGCGTCCCAGACGACGCAATGCTACTATAGTACTCACGCTCGGCCTGGATTCCAGTCGCAATTTCCTGGGCGCGCCGACCAAGTAGAATTCGAAGTGCGCGAAAATTAATGTCGCGATTCTTTTCGCAGGACGCATCTGCAACCTTGAATACAAGGCGCCAGAGGCTTCTGAAAATTGAATCCTCAACGTGTGGCAACATGTGCGGAAAATACTTAGACTCTAAATACTTACGCAGTCCAACATCGTCAACAAGCACGTTTTGTATGTGCTCAAGGTCTTCAACGAACGCATTAAAGACCTTCTTCGTCATGACCGAAGGCTTTGTAAGCAATCCCTCCAGCGCGCTTCTGATGTGTGCACGGACCGCCTCTCTAGTGGGAGAGAACAGTGTATAGCCCGTAGTGAGCACTGGATGAGCAGAAAGATGCCGATGCTGTTGTAGGAATGCAAGATTTCCGAACTCAGTTAGATCGATAAGGCTAGTGCGGTCTCGGACCTTTTCCAGCAAACTAAGTTCCCATTCGGGGGATTTTGGGTTCTTTTTTTGCTGGTCCTCAATTTCAGTAAGAATGGCCTCTGCTGTCTTGTCACTGTGTAGGCTGCGTAACTCATCAAGCTTGAATAGGACATCGCAGACCACCACTGACCACAGCATTACAACTGCCGACCTATAGTTGCCATTTGAATACGAATTATACGCCTCGCGAAAGTAATCCCTAGTGCGCGCATCTACAATTCGCTCAGCAGCCATCTCAATGGAAAAATCGCGGGGAGGACTCATGTGTTCGCTCTTGGCAAATGGGCCTGAATGACCTGAATGTGTTTATGTGTCGCTTACTCCCGGAGTGCTCAATCGTCGCACACGGGCTCAGTTGCCGAACTCTTTCAGGAGTTCATCAATGGTATCCTGGAACGCCTCATTGTAGGCATCATCGCTAATCACCTCGGATCCTGGTTCGGTAGGCGTGTTTTTTTGCTCTCTGAGCCATGCGAGAAACTCCGCACGACTTTTCAGGCGGTTTGACTCCACTACAGTGCGATAGATGTCTTCCCTTGCGGCCCATTGATCCGCTTGTTTGGCAGCAAGAGTGGCGCTTGTGCCGCCCTTCTTGCTCGTTCTCCGATCTGCCCGAGCACAGCCAGAGGCACGTCCCTCCCTTCTACTGAAGTCTTCGCGCATAGCCTGTTCGCTCCACTTCATTGTGCAGACCTCCGATTGAGTACTCTGAGGCTTTTGCAGTTTGTTCCGATTGGGGATGCCAGCATGTCCTCGCTTGAGGGGCAAGTCGCCCCGTTTAGATCCTACCGCGATAGGCTCTAAACGGGGCTTTGCGCCATCACCTACGAGTGGGCAGGCCCCTCCTTGAGCCACTGAAGAAAAGCGCACGCATTTACGTGGGGTCAGCGCGACTCACCGCTGACGCAACCAAAGCCGAAGGGCCCACGTAACATGAACAACGCACTGACGAAGATTGCCACCGCGCAGGCTGCGGCTGGCGGACGCTACCCACGCTTCGGTCGCTACCTGCTCGAAGTCGAGGTCATCCGCACGAAGGAAGGCTTCAAGGGCGACTCTGCCATCGCCGAGCTGAATGTTCGCGAGGCCGAGCCCCTCGCGGGTGGCGAGACTCCGAGCCGACCGGGCGAGACGGTCGACTACGTCGAGAATCTGAGCGACCAGAAGAAGGGCGGCGGGGGACGCTTCAAGTCCTTCCTGATGACGCTCGTGGGTGCCGACGAGTACGAGTTCGCCAACCCGGCCGCCCTGAAGAAGTTCTTCGACGAGCGGCAGGCGGGGACGCACCTCCTGATTCGCTGCGAGGTCTTCCCGAAGCAGCTCCCCGCGAAGGAGGGCCACGCCGGGAAGGTCATCAGCGGCTATCGCTGGTCGCACGTCGAGCTGAACGACGAGCAGCTCGCCCAGACTGAGCACGCGCGAAAGGCAAGCAAGCTCCCCGCGCTCACCGACGCCCTCGCCTGACACCGGGCGACTGACGGCGCGCTTCCGTCGGCGGCTGGCCCACGACACGGGCCGCTTTCCCATTCCCAAAGGCAGCCTTCATGAATGTCTGGTCCTTCGACACGGAAACGTGGCGGATTCAGCCCGGCTTGCTCGCGCCCCCTCTCGTGTGCGGCAGCATCGCGGCGGCAGCTCCAGGCAGCGAACGACTGCTGGACAAGGCCCAAGCCCGGCAGTTCTTTCGCGAGGCCATCGCCGCGCCTGACATGCACCTTGTCGGCGCAAACCTCCCCTACGACTTGGGCGTCATGGCGGCTGATGACCCGCGCCTCGTGGCGCCCATCTTCGCGGCGCTCGAAGCGGGCCGGCTTCATTGCGTTCAAATTCGCGAAGCCCTCATCGACATCGCGCGGGGCCTCTACGGCGTGGACCCTTCGACGGGCCGGAAGCTCGACGATGACGAAGGCGCTCGCTACCCGCTCGCGCTCCTCGTGCAGCGCTACCTCGGGCTCGACATCAGCGAGGACAAGAAGAACCCGAAGGCATGGCGCCTGCGGTACGGGGAACTCGACGGTATCCCTGTCGAGCGCTGGCCGACGGAAGCCGCTGCGTACCCGAAGCGAGATGCCCGCTACACGCTTGACGTCTTCTTCTGGCAGGAAGCCGTATCCCGGGAGACACCCAACGGCGGCAACCTGCATGCCGAAGCCGAGCAGATGCGCGCCGCCTTCGCGCTCCACCTCGCTTCCATCTGGGGACTCCGAACGAACGGTGACTCGGTCGCCGTCCTACGGGAGCGGGTGGAACGGGAGTGGGGAGAGAACCGGGCCAAGTTCCAGGCGGCGGGCATCTACCGGGCCGACGGCTCGAAGGACTCGAAGCGCCTCGCGGCGCTCGTGACTGCCGCCTATGACGGGCAACCGCCCATTACCGCGCCTAGCGACCGATTCCCCGACGGCCAGGTCGCGACCGACCGTGACACGCTGCTCGGTTCGGGCGACGCGCTCCTCGAGGACTTGGGCAAGAGCGGCCGCGTCGACAAGTACAAGTCGACCTACCTGGACGTCGTCGAAGCGGGCACCTCGCTCCCCATCAATCCGCGCTTCAACGTGCTCGTCAGCACCACGCGCGTTTCGAGCGACTACCAGCAGCTCCCGCAGAAGGGCGGCATTCGAGAGGTCCACGAGGCCCGTCCCGGCTTCGTCTACTGCTCGGTCGATTATGGTGGGCTTGAGCTTCGTACCATGGCTCAGCGGGCCATCTGGGAACTCGGCTACTCGAAGATGGCTGAAGCGCTGAACAGTGGGCTCGACGTCCACACCCTTGCCGCAGCCGAGTTCCTCGGGGCCAGCTACGACGAGCTGCTTCCGAAGGTGAAGGCGAAAGAGCCCCTCGCAGTGGCTTTCCGCCAGCTCGCGAAGATTCTCAACTTCGGCAAGGGCGGCGGGATGACGGGCGGCTCGCTCGTCTACAACGCACGCGCGAAGGACCGGGTTTCCTTCTGCCTGCTGGCGAAGCGCGCAGACGTCTGCGGCGTCGAGCGCATCGTCATCACCGTGCAGCGCAAGCCGAAGATGGTCTGCCGGGCCTGCGTCGAGGTTGCGAAGGAGCTTGACACGAAGTGGCTCAACGCGTGGCCTGAGCAGCGCGAGCTACAGCACCGGGCGAAGTCGCGCACCTATGGGGGCGGGTTCGCCGACGTGATGATTCCGGGGGCCAACATCCTGCGCGGCGGGTGCGCGTACACGCAGATTCTCAACACGCCGTTCCAGGGGCTCGGCGCTGTCGGGTGCAAGCTCGCCATGTGGCGCGTCAGCCGAGAGATGTACGTCGACCGTCGCTCGCCGCTCTACGGCTCGCGACTCGTCCTCATGGTGCATGACGAGCTGATTAGCGAGCTGCTCGCCGATAACGCCCAGCGGATGCACGACGCGGCCGAGCGCAAGGCGTACCTGATGCGCGAGGCGATGAAGGAGACGACTCCCGACCTGGCACCGGCAATCGAAGCCGAGCCCGCGCTGTCCCGCATCATGTCGAAGGACGTCGCCACCGTGCGCGACAGCTCCGGGCGGCTGCTCGTCTGGGAGCCACCAACAAAGCGCGCTGCCTGAACCACGGCCGAAATCCGCACCCATTTAGGGAGCAAACGCAGTCCCTAACAGGTGCCATGCATGGCCAAGCCAACCGACGCGCTCGAACAGCTCCCGCCCACCCTCTGCCCGTATCTCGACGCCGACCTCGACGACACGGTCGCCTTCGATGTCGTCGACTTCGCCGAGCTGCGGCTGCTGTCCGCGCTGAAAGGTGAAGCGGCCTCCCCTCACCTCCTGGTGGCGGCCCGCTGATGCCGACGACTCGGAATCTACTGGTGGCGCTCGACCCAGGGCTTCGCGAGTGCGGCGTCGCCCTCTTCGACCTGGACTCGGGCGAGCTGCTCGCGGCGGGCATGCCCACGAACTCCGAGCGGAAGGCCCGTGGGCTTGCGGCATGGTCGCGCATGGCGGGAGGGGTCGCCGCGTTCGTTTCGTCGTTCCTGGAGCCGCTCAGGGCCGCTGGCGTGGCAGTTTCCGTCACCGTCGCGAGCGAGTGCCCCCAGGTCTACACGGCCGGGAAGAGCAAGGGCGACCCGAACGACCTGATTGAACTCGCGGGAGTCGTCGGCCGGGTTGCCGGTGGGCTCGGCGCGACGAGTGAGCGCAGCTTCCTGCCGCGCGAGTGGAAGGGAACGCTCGACGGTGACGTCATGGTCGAGCGCATCAGAGCGCGCCTCGGTGAGCGACCGCATGAACCCCAGCGGGTGCAGCTCCCGCGCGCCCACGACAAGCACCACAACGTTTGGGATGCCGTCGGCATCGGCCTTCACGTCGTCGGCCGACTCGCGCCCCGGAAGGTCTTCCCGAGGTAGCTATGTCCCATCACCCTACTGGCCCCGGGCTCGATGGCCCCGCAGTGACCATTGAACGTGCCGCCGAGCTGCTTCTCTGCAAGAGGACTCGCGTGTTCGAGTTACTCGCCGAAGGGCGGCTGAAGCGCGCCCCCAAGCTCGGAAAAAAGACGACGGTACGACTCGATTCGGTGCTCGCCTGCATCAAGGGCGAAGAGGACCACGCCGCCTCTGCCCCTCGCCCTCGTCGACGACCTCAAGCCACGGACTTCTCGTTGGAGTCGTTCAAGTCCGCTGTCCGCGAAGCAATGGGCGGGTCCTCCGGGTGA